CTTTTTGAATCCCGCCTTCTTCTGCATACCGGATTTTTAATCGACTTGAGTCCATACTGGCCGGGTAAACAAAGGCAGGCCGAAAAGAGTCGCCGTCATCATAAGAGATATAGTCTTTGACCGAATGCACATCTTCAAAATTGTAAATCTCCTTATGCTCGGTTCCGGGAGGGCAGAGGACTTTAATGTTTGTCTGCTTACCTGGGTTTGTGACCTGGGGAACACCACCGACATAGGACGGATAGCCTTCCATCTCCAAAATATAAAGAGCCTGGTTCAGTTTCTCCTTAGAAACCCCAAGCTCTCTTTCAACTCCGGTGCCGACATCTATCATGCCTTTTTCAGCAACTTGCTTTTTTAGAAATTCAGCAGTTGCTTTTGCCTGATTCATCCGAGCTTCCGAATCCTCGTTCAAAAGGGAACGGACAGATGAGTCATTTTTATAGCCCATCTTTTCTGCAATCTCGTTTAGACTGTAGCCTTTTTCTCTTAAACCCTTTGCAGTAGCTACCGCCAACGCTCTTCGTTCATCTTTTGCCAATGATTTCTGAACTCGGAGCTCCGTTGTGGTAAGGCCAAGAGATTTTGCAATTTCTACTTGTGTAAGCCCTTTGCTTTGCAGCTCCTCAACACGAGATAAAAAGTCGCCGCTACGCTGATAAGGGTTGTCACCCGAACCCCAAGGATAACGACCGGAACGTCGCGGCATCCCGTAGTGCATAAGCATATCTTCTACATACGGATTCATGGTTTAACCCTCCTGTTCTTTGATTTTGTTAATGATCTTATCCGATGTGACAATCTTGTCCATAATGGGAACGATAATTTCCGCAGTAGGACGGTCGTATAAGATTTGGTCATGTTGGTAAATACGGCATTCAATCTCCATTTCGCTCGGCTTCATACGGTATTCCAAACAGAACAGCGCAACATAAATATAAAGCTGCTCCATATGCGCCGGAATCTCTCCGGTTTTCAAATCATGTACCCGCAGAAAATGCCCACGAAAGGAAATTGCATCCGTTGTACCAAAACAATTTTCCGAATAATACAGAACTTGTTCCGGCGTCATCTTATAACCGATAGCGTCGTTTACGTACATGTTCAATGTTTTCTGTGTCTTCGGAAGCTTTTGACCAAGACGGATGCATTGAGCCGCAAACTCATGCAGCTCAGTACCACGCAAAGTGGCGAGGAACTTGGAATAACTGACCGCCACTTTATTTTCGTCGTAGTTAATCCAATGGTATTTACTGGCGCCAAGAAAAGCGTGTTGCCCTTCAAGATCCAAATGTTTGTTGAAGATCATACAGCACTTCCTCCTTATTCTCTGGGCAGATGAATCTTGAAAAAGACATCTCGTCCATCTTTCCAACGTAATATTCCTGGTTGGGTTGTCTTTTTGCGCCAGCGCTTTGTTTACATTCCAAAGAAGCCCACTTGTTGTTATAAAGAATGAGCAAATCGGGAATGCCTTGTAAATATCCAGAATCGCTCTTCATCACGATGCATCCTGGAAATCGTTTTTTAAGCTCTTTAATGAGCTTAGCTTGGAAATTGCTTTCCAGCATAGCTTAGCGGGCCTCCTTTCAATTGTGTTTTGACAAAATAGAGAAGAGAATGCGTTGAAAATTAGATTTTCTATCTTCTCCTCATAAAAGGGCATGTTTTTTTCGCGCGGCTAAAAAGGCAATAAAAAAGACCGAGACACTCGTTATAAGCATCTCGGCCATTTCATTTTGTTGTTTAACTGTTATTTCTTAAATAGCGGATCAAAAGCCAGACAAGCCATAACCCGCCGGTGCAAAGTACCAAAACGAAATCAAGCAGTAGTCCTGCAAAACTTCTTTTCTTTTTCTCGTATGTTAATTTCATATTCTACCTTTCTGTTATAGATACCGGGTTTAATTTAAACACTCCGGTGTTCTCGTCAAAACTTTTTACTTCAGCCCGAATTAAAACATTGCTTCCAACCGAAACATAATCTGGCAAGTATAAGTCGCTTATTCCGAGACTGTAAACTGCGACATTTTCAAACTTAAAAACCGGCCCCGGATTTGCTGTGTCTGCATCCGCATAATCTCCGGCGCTCAACAAAATATCATAACGAGTATCGTAATCATCATGATTTGTAAGATATGTGATGCAGCCGTCAAACTCGATTGTTCGCCCACTATACTTCTCAGCAAAACTTGCATAAGCTGAATCCACCTCCGCCGTTATAGCAAGAATAGCAGCAAACTCTTCGCAATTATCTACAGTAAGAACCTCTTGAGCCGACTCAGAGTTTACGGACGGAACAGATTGTTCTTCATTTTCACTTGTTGGTTCATCGTCAGGAAATACATGATAAGTAATCACAACGGCTACATCGTTTGGATACCAAGCATCAGCGCTATAACCCTCGTCGCCGTCAACCGATACGGATTCCACTTCACCTTCTTTTGTCAGCCATCCAGTAACAAGGTCATCTAATTCCTCTAACTGAATGTTGGTAAAACCTTGTTCCTCAAAATCTTCAACAACATCTTGGTAACTTCTACCTTTTTGCACCGAGGAGCCAGACGGAGTCTTTGCTTCTCCGATATGGTCTTCCGAATTGTCACATCCTGTAATGGAAAACACCATAGTAAAAGATACCAATAGCGCAAGCAATCTCTTCATTCGCTCGCCCTCCTTATTTGCTTTTATGAATAATAGACGGAATCTTTTTAATTCCTTTTTTAGTGATATCCACAGCTTCATTAAAAGCTTGTGCAATTTGGCCTTTTTGCTCGGATCGTTTTGCTTTTCGTTCCATGGCGATATCCTGTTTTTTCTGTTGTGCTTCGGCATATAAACGCCGGCTTTCGTCAATAACTTCTTGAGTAATGTATTTCACTAACACACTTTTGCCGGGGTCGACTTTTTGTTTAGCGCGAGGATTTGTTTTAATAACTTGAGAATCGAAGCAGGTTCTGTATTTTGCAGATGCATCGTTTATTGATAGGGGGACGAACGTTGCTTTCAAACCATTCTCTTCGAGTAGTTTTTCCGCTTGCTCTACTTTTAACGGATACTCTCGGGAATATAATTCTGGCATGGTAACTAAATTTTTTCGTTCCTCAATAGTCTTATCAACATAACCAGATACAGCATCAATAACAGGCTGAGCAAGCGTTAAAGCTGTCGTAACTGCTGCAAGCCCTGCGGTTAAGCTATTCAGCTTTGATGTACCCTTTTTATCACTCATCTTCTTCATCCCTTTCTGGAGGCATTAAAAAAGTGCGCCCCATTGAGAGACGCACCCGAAAAAGTGAATCCCTCATTGTTGCCACACAATCTCAATCCAGCCGTAGGGATATCATGAGTAAAGAGAGAAAACACTTTTTACCAAAGTAATTTTCCCTACAGCGTAGAAAGCTATTAGATTGTGTGGCAGTTATAGTATAGCACAGGATTCTGAAAAAGAAAAGGAGGACTTTGCAAAAAAGACTTGACTTTTGCTTCAACTTGTGATAGTGGCATTTTTACTGATTAAAGGCCCGCAAGTATACCGACCTCGCTTTGCTGCATAATCATATATCATAAATGCTCCATCTGAGAAAGATACTCGAATAGTGCAATAGCCCTCAGGTTGCCATCGGATAGCATCTTGAGACAACCGAGGATACACCTGCTTAAAATCTTTATAAATATCTTTGTAGTGTAATTTCTTGCTCATAGGAACCTCCCTAACACAGCTTTGCCCACTTTACCCGGTTTTTTTGCCTTATTTATATATATATTTAAACTTTTTCCGTTATAATAAAGTGAAAAAAAGTGGGCAAAGTGGGCTTTGAACCCAGAAACCCGCATAAATACTGGGTTTTTTCTTCAAAATCGTGGCCAAAGTGGGGTTTTAAAAGTGGGCTTTACCCGGGCAAAATGGGCTAAAAATGGCCAATTTTTTTGAAAAAATCCAAAAATCTTTTAAAAAGTTCTCGCAATTTTTCGTAAAGCCCACTTTTATTTGGCCAAAAGCCCACTTTTACTACCTCCAAACTCGGCCACTTTTTTTATCCACAAGAACAATCCGACCCTCAATTTCAAAGCCCGCCAACTCACAAATATAGAATAATGTACGTAGAAGCTTATGAAATCTTTCCTCTTCCTTATCAATATTTCGGAGTGCTTCATAAGCCGTCGGATCAGAATATCCCTCCGAGTTCTTGCGGGGATTATTCAAATAATCAGCGATGCAGCTCACCCCTTTCCTCGTTCCATTTCTCAATGTCGATTCCGTATTCCTTCAGCTTGTACGTACACAGCCAAACCATGTCAGAATCATCCATAGCATACCGTTCGAGCAATTCATTTAACCTGACTGCAAAGGTGTCATAGAACTGCTTCAGACGTTTTGGCCCAAAGCCAAATTCCTCATGCAAGTGCCACAACACCATAGCATCAAGTTCATTTGCGTGTTTGATATCGTACTCTGCAAGCTGCCTTTGAATCTCCATATTCATGGCCTTTTGCTCAGCAGCCGTAAGAGATGCGCCGTATATTTTTCCTCCTGCTTTTTTGATTACCATCTTGAGAGCCTCCATTACCCATAATCCAGTTTTCCTTAGCAAAGAATAAAGGAATCCCAAGCATGAGAGAAAACACAAAGAACGTTGCATCATGACGTTCGTCAACACAAACAGAAAGCGCCCCGATACCGATAAATATCAGGGCGTAAATCTTATTCTTCAGTAGTTCCCGCTTCCACATGAGTTTCTCCTTTCTTGTGCCCAATAAATTGAGATCTTTTAAGCACATATTCGTTGTTGATTATTTGTAAGCCCGTGAACAAATCTTTTAAGTCGTCTACACTTTCGGGAGACCTATCGAGAATCTTGTCCATAAGCTTGAGCATGTGGAACACTGTATGAAAATAGTGCTCCTTTGTTCCAATTTTGTCAGCCATCGCTGTTCCTCCTCAAATATCATTCTTAGAGCGATGCATACTGTGTTCAGCATCGAATCCGTCCGGATATCTCGCAGTAAGTTTGTCGACATTCATTTGAAGAATTGTCTCCAGGTCATAACCTAACGCCTGAGCACTTACAGCAAGATACCAAGCGACGTCACCGAGTTCCTTAGCCATATGAGAGATTTCAAATTCATGACCTTGAAAAAGGTGTTTTTTGAGAATATCAATGCACTCACCGGCTTCGCCGTTCAGACCCATAAGACCGTTTTGTAGCTGCTCAAGAGGGCAGAGCGATTGGTTCGCAGTACGGTAAGCAGCCTTTTGGTATTCATTAATTGTCATAGGTTTATTCTCCTTTTTGGACATAAAAAATAAGAGCCAAGATTACTCTCAGCTCTTTAAGATTAGTTTATTTACTTCTTTTCGTGCAATTACCGCAATCCTACCTGCAAGTGACTGAAATATCAGCAATATACTCTAAATTTCTGACTTTTTGCATTCTGACAGTCTTAGGATCACCCGTATTAAAACGAATCTCGACCTTATTGACCGCATCAATAGCTGCCAGATATTCTTCTTTATACTTACAGACAGCATTGTGTTTGCATCTTGCACAAGAGGTCTCTCTAGCACCGTCATTCATCTGCCTCATCCTCATCTTCATATCCTGTAATCAACTCACTATATGGCAGTTCCTCAATCCAGTTGCAGAAGGTGTGCCACTCATCGAGTTTATGGTTTCGCCGGCTTTTATAAATGTTGGCCAGCACCTCATAGTTAAGCATGACCGTCCGTTTCTGGTTATAGGAAGAGGGGAGAAGCTGGATCATCTGCCACCAATAATCTTTTTTCTCATGCTCACCATAAGTACCTTTGAAACCATCATAACCGAGCCAAAGATCTCTGACTTCGTTAAGCGTTTTTACTGTAAAGCCGAGACATTTAAAAGATGCTGAGAGTAGATGCTCAGTGCTAAAATCAGACATCTCAAACCTCTTTTCGCCAATCTTGTGCATGGTAGAGCAAGAGTTCGCAACAGTACCAACCTTGTAAGTATCAAACTCCTTCCACCAGTACAGCGGCGCGGTGAGGTCGAGATACACAGTAATCATCCGCATAAACTTCCGGTGATCGGTGCCGGCGTTGCGAAGACGTTTCATTAAATCCAAATCTTGTTCACCAATTAAGGTATCGGGCCATCCGTCAGAACCATACCATGGACCACTATTTCCGCAAATATCATGATGTTCTCCATCTTCGGTAATAAATTCGCTATCGCTCTTCTCCCATGAATTCATTGGGTTCCTCATTCCACGAATAGCGTGTTCCCAGCCCATAACTTCAAATTCACTGATTTTCAGCATTGTCTTCTCCTTTCTCAACAAAGACGCCATATTCTTTATTGAAGCAGTAATTTCGGTCATCAAGATAAATATTAGCGAATATCTTTCTTGTATCGCTGCCAAATTCCTCAATAACATCGGGAAGGTTTTGATTGACGGCATTAAAGATTAACCCTTGTTCCGCACACCATGCTATAGCCGCATCAAGAAGCTCCCCGGAGCGGCAAGTCCAAAGAATGAGCCTTGCACTAATATCGTTTTGAAGTTTAAGGAGGCAATTAATAAGATCAGCATTCGGTTCTCCAATCTCCGGATACCTATTCTCGCAAAGAGTACCGTCGAAATCGATTGCCATAATAGGGCCTTTCATATTTCATTTTCTCCTTTCGGTGATTGTGTTTATTCTTTTTCCGACCAGTTGACCGGCTTTTGAGAATACTCATTCACCGGATTAGTTAAACATTTGTTGCATGGATCTTCAGCTTCGTTCACATCCTCGTGCTCGCATGAGCTGCAATACTTATCGAAGCGAACTTCTTTATAAACATTTTCCATATCCGTGTCTCCTCAAATAATCCATAGGATAAGCTTAACGGTTAAGGCAATTACAATGGCTGCGGCGCAAAGCCCAACAACAATTGCAAAAACTTGACCAATTTTATAAGCAAGCGTGTTCTTATTCTCCATGATTAACCTCCGTATTCTTAACTGTGAGCTTTTTGTATAGCTCAATTGCTTCATCGTCTTTAAAAGCGTTGATGATTTCCATTTTGCCTTTTTCTCCTCGTCCGACTATCAGCACCGGAATATCTCCATGCATATAATCAAAACCAACGAGAAGTGTGTCGTTTGTACCTTTCATAAACTAACCCTCCTTAAGCTGTTCTTTTAGCATAGCTGTTGACATATTTGGTCTCATTAAAATTCCGCTTTTGGCTCAACGCACGGCTGATAGCTAAGTCAATTGCTGAACGAGATTTCAGATGATAGTAATACAAGTCTTTAAAAGGCGTATTAAGCCTGTCTATCCGACCTGCCGATTGTTTCATCATTTTGTAAGAGTAGTTCTGCGAGTAAAACACAATAGTGTCCGTACTTACACAGTTCCACCCCTCAGCTCCGGCGTTGTACTGCACTAGATAAATCCAACTGTCACAAGTCGGTATCGGTTGGTGCTTATGACCGTTCCATTCCGCAACCTCAACATCGTCTCCGTAATAAAGACTTTTGAGAATATCAAGCTCATAGTCGAAGTTGTAGAAGACAATCATCTTGGGATGCTTCTCAAACAACTCCATAAAAGCTACCTGCCTGGACTCATCTGAGTTTACAATTCTTCGCCACACATAGCAAAGCTCTCCAGCATTGGCAATCGGCTCGTTTTTGTATGGATTCCACCTCAATCTGCCCGCATCCTTATACTTTGAAACATCATACTTCACATAGACATCTTCGTGATGCGAGCTGGTCTCCCGTTTGAAGTCCATTTCCACGAGAATAGAGTTGCGAAGCCGGATAAGCCGCCCAACGCCTAAATATCTGTCTACTTTCGGGTACTTGCCATTTACCCAGGTCATAACCATGTGCTGCTCTTTGAAAGCGGTTCGGTTTTTGTAGAATCCGTTAGCGACAAAGACCGGGATGTAATCGGCCCATGTGTCTCCTGGTGTCGCTGAGAGTAGAATCCACTCGTTGCGTTTCGTGATTTTCAGGAAAGCCTTTACCCATGCACCGGAGCCGACAACTCTCTGCTCATCAAATATAAAGAACGCATTTGTAACC